ATTGACGTTCCTGAAGAGAAGGTTGATGTTGTGGATAGCCTTGCCGACCGAGTTGAGGATCTTGAAGGGAAACTCAATGAGGCACTAGAGGCTAACATCAATCTTTCTTCAGAGGTCAAGACGTTTCAAAAGGACGAAGTTCTTGGAGAAATGTCTGATGAACTAACAGATATCGAATCGGAAAAACTGAAGAGTCTTTCCGAGGGTGTTAGTTTTGAAGATGTTGATCAGTATAAGCAGGCTCTTAGTACAATCAAGGAAAACTACTTTCCACGAACGTCTCAGGGCAAGGCAGTTGTAATTGACGAGGAGACTGAGGTTTCAGAGGATGGAATCGTAGATGACACTCCAATCAATTCAACGATGGCAGCTTATGTTAATGTAATTGGAAGAACTGTTCTGGAGAAACAATAATTTATAAATAAGAGTTAGGATACTGTTGAAACAACAGAGTTATATTCAACAAACTTTCAAGGAGAACAAAACATGTTGAATGAAGAACTAGTTAACAAGTGGCAACCAGTTCTTGACCACGGGGATCTTCCCGAGATCAAGGATACATATCGAAAGATTGTCACGGCACACATGCTTGAGCAGCAGGAGATTGCTCTTGCCGAACAGGCGTCGGTTCAGGGCGCTGGATCTACCAGTCTCCTTGGAGAGTCAACCTCACCCATCACACAGGCTGGTGGTGGATCACGAGCCACTGGTGGCAACGTAGATAACTTTGATCCAGTCCTTATTAGTCTGGTTCGACGTACTGCGCCAAACCTGATTGCCTTTGATATCATGGGTGTTCAGCCAATGAGCGGACCAACTGGTCTGATCTTTGCACTTCGCCCAACATATGCCACTGATAAGGGTGGTGATGACCATAGCACCGTAAATGCATTCTACAGCGAAGCCAACACTGGTTACGCTGCTGGTGCTGGTCCAATGACTGCGTTTGATGCGAATAACTTCTTTGCTGCTGGCGCTGGTCACTCCGACGCCCCAACATTCCATCAGGCTGCTGCTACTGCTGATGCCGAGGAGTGGGGATCTGATCCAACTGGCACAAACGGCGTCATTCCGTCCATGAGCTTCAACATTGACAAGTCTCAGGTCACTGCTCGTACTCGCGCTCTCAAGGCTGAGTATTCAGTAGAACTTGCTCAGGATCTAAAGGCAATTCATGGTCTTGATGCCGAAACTGAGCTTGCCAACATTCTCACGACTGAGATCAACGCTGAGATCAACCGTGAGATTGTCCGAGCGGTCTACATGACAGCCACCGGCTCTCTTGCTGTGAGTGCCCGTGGTTCACGACCTTCGGGTAACATGAGTTTCACTGACGCCAACCTCGGTTCCCTTGACGGTCGCTGGCTGGTTGAGCGATTCAAGGCTCTTGTCTACAAGATCGAGACTGAAGCCAATGCCATTGCGAAGAACACTCGTCGAGGAAAGGGTAACTTCCTCATGTGTACTTCTGATGTTGCTTCTGCTCTTGCCACCGCTGGTGTCCTTGATCCAAGTGCCGCTCTTACAGTAGACGACACCGGATCAACCTTCGCAGGTACAATCGGCTCGGGTATGAAGGTTTACATTGATCCTTACTCCGTCACTGGCGATGACTTCGTTTGTGTAGGATACAAGGGAACAAGCCCATATGATGCTGGTATGTTCTACTGCCCATACGTTCCTCTCCAGATGGTGCGGGCAATTGGTGAGGATAACTTCCAGCCAAAGATTGGCTTCAAGACTCGCTACGGCGTTGGTCTGAATCCATTCGCCACTTCGACTGGCACTGAAACAGTTGCAGTCGGTAATGACAACCGATACTACAGAGGCTTTGCAATTACTAACCTCGCTGGCTAGTAAAAAGCTAAAGTAGTTCACTGAAATCGGGGAGTGTCCTTCGGGATGCTCCCCGATTCATTTCGGCCTTTACCTAAATATATGCAGGAGGATCATCATGGCAAAACTATTCCACAGTCAACCAGACAACATCAATTTACTATCTCCTGTAGGATTTCGATTCAACATTGAATATCTTCCTAAGACCAATTGGTTTTTGACATCAGCAAACCTTCCGGGCATTACACTAGGCGAAGTGGTACAACCTACTCCACTAATGCCAACCCAGGTTCCCGGCAATGATCTAACATGGGAACCTCTGAACATCACATTTCTGGTCGATGAGAATTTGAACAACTGGAGAGAGTTATATGATTGGCTAATCGGTATTGGCTTTCCTAACGAATATTCTGAATATAAGAACCAAAAGGCTAATCAAATATATTCCGATGCCACATTAACTATATTGAACTCAAATATGAATGCCAATTATATTATACAATTTAAAGACCTCTTCCCCACGAGCTTATCAGAAGTTGCCTTCGACTCTGCATCTGCCGACATCGAAGGCATCAAAGCAACAGCATCCTTTAGATATTTGACCTACTCCTATGAAAAAGTGTGATTTATCCCTTGACAAATTAGTTTTCGGGGCTATAATTATACATAAGTGCAGAACTGTATCTAGAGTTGTGTTAACCAGGGGTGAATGGGGTCTTTTTAAATATGACGAATTTTATTGAACTTACGCTTATTAAAGATATTTACGCTATGTGGAGAGAAGACAGCAAAATAGACACTTTGGAATTGGATACGGAAAGCCTAAAAATCCCTATTTTGCATTCCAAGTACGTTCGGCTGCTGACTGATGAGCGGCGGCATCTGAATAAAATGAAAGAAAACCACAATATTTTGAAGCGAGACAAGATCGAATATTACAATGGAAAGATGTGCGAAGAAGACCTTAAAGAGCGAGGATGGGAACCATTGGATATGAAGATTCTCAAATCAGATGTTCCAAAGTATGTGGAAGGCGACAGGGATATTGTAAAGCACCTGATTCAGATTTCCGAACAAAACGAGAAGGTTCAGCTACTTGTGTCTATTCTTGACACCATCAAATGGCGATCTCAACAGATTAAGAATGCCATTGAGTGGCGCAAATTCCTTGGAGGCTCCAATTGATATGTCAACCGCTCGGGTGACAATTGCCAAAAAAGACGAGGTGTATCTATGGGTCAGTGGTGAACCACACGTCCTTCGTGAAATGACTGATTATTTCTCATTCAAAGTTCCTGACGCCAAGTTTATGCCAGCCTACAAGATGGGACATTGGGATGGTTATGTGAGACTTTTGGATTACAAAGACCACACGATCTATGTTGGACTCATTGATTACATTCGCCTGTTCTGTAAAGAACGTGGGTATGTGTTGAAATATGAAGGGGACGTAGATGAAAACTTTTCATTAAACGAAGCCAATGATTTTATTGAGTCTTTGGGGCTGCCGTTCAAACCGCGCGAGTATCAGATAGAGGCATTCGTTGCTGCTGTTCGCAAAAGACGCATGTTGCTCTTGTCGCCCACCGGCTCAGGTAAAAGCCTCATCATTTATCTTATGATTCGGTGGTATATGGAGAAGCATGATCGTAAACACTTGATCATCGTTCCATCCACCTCATTGGTTGCACAGATGAAAAAGGACTTCAAGAGCTATGGGCTGCAAGGATCTCCTGTACATCAAATTATGTCGGGGCGTGACAAGCAAACCGATAAACCCATTGTAATCTCTACATGGCAATCCCTGTTCAAGATGCCCAAGAAATATTTTGAACAGTTTGGTACAGTGGTGGTGGACGAGTGTCATGGCGTCAAAGCAAAGTCGTTGACCAACATCATGACAAAGATGACCAACACACCCTACCGTTTCGGAACCACAGGAACACTGGATGGAACGCTGACAAACAAGTTGGTGATTGAAGGCTTGTTAGGCAAGGTTCGTAAAGTAACTGCCACGGCTAATTTAATTGAAGAGAAGGTGCTTGCGGATTTTATGGTGAAGTCCATCATTCTCAAACATCAACAAAAGGTTCCGACCGACCTCAAGTATCAGGAGGAGATTGACCATTTGGTTTCTCATGAGGCACGCAACAGGTTCATCAAAAATCTGATATTGAGCCTCAAAGGAAACACGCTCGTGTTGTTCAACTATGTCGAGAAGCATGGGGTTCCATTGTTTAATATGATCAATGATGCGCGATCGGCCGACCGCCCCTGTTTCTTTGTGTATGGTGGAACCGAGTTAGATGTTCGGGAACAGGTTCGAGCAAGAGTGGAAGAAGAAGATAATGCCATCATTATTGCTTCGTCTGGTGTATATTCACAAGGCATCAACATCAAGCGATTGCATAATGTGGTCTTTACTCACCCCGGAAAGTCCAGAGTGAGGACATTACAAAGTATTGGTCGTGCGTTGCGGAGAGTGGATGATGAAGAAGCAGTGTTATATGATATTGTAGACGATCT